CACAAAGTTCCAGTCAAAGATGAGCGAACCCAAAAAGATAAAGCGACATTAGCAGCAGTAGCAGAACCAAAATTTAAATCAGTAACATTTAAACCTTCAATTCTTTGTTGAATGACGTTTACATCTCCAGCCGCCGCAGTTGCTGTTGTGCCATTGGTCAGAACTTGAGAATTTATATAGCCTGTGGACGGAACTGTGGTTGATCGTTGCGCGGTGATGTTTGAGGTAATTGCCGTATCATGATAAACACGCCATCTGTCTAGCGTATATGTTCCTGTTGCAGTCCCTACGCTAACACTCGCTCCCGCGTTTCTCTGATCCAAAATCATTGCGCCATTGAGAATGCGGTTCTTAAAGCCAAAGCCCGTTGCCGCAGTAGCTTGTATTGATCCGTCTGGAAAAGTTACCCCGATTGTTCCGCCAATTGATGTTGTCATGGTTGTTCCTTAACGAAGTTCCGTCCAAATTATGATTGACTTGGATGCTTGGTTGTTATCTACAACATACGTGGCTCCGTCTGGAACAATCGCAAACATTGCAGTTCCTAAACTTGCAGCCGTAGATGTTTGCACAACCGTAACTCCGCCAATAACAATAGTGTTTGTACCGGCGGTTGTTGACTGCACTTGGACGCTAACCGCTATGGGCTTGCCTGTTGAATTTGTGTAAGTAGTGCCTAACGCTCGACTTCCCGACACACTTTGCCATGTTTGGCTAACGCCAATAATGTTTGTAGTCAGTGCCAATGTTCCTGCAACCGCAGGCAGAGTTACCGTGAAATTACTGTTTGTGTTTGGCGAGGCAACAGTCACCGTGCCCGTGCCGCCTGAGTTGCCTTGAACTTGTACTGCGCTCATGGGGAATCCTTAAATTATTGACCAAACGGAGCCAGTGGGAACAGTCACTGTGACACCGCTGTCAATTGAAACTGGCCCAAACGTGCCTGCATTTTTGCTGGAAGGGATGCTGTAACTAGCTGTGACTGCTTGGTCATTTTGAATAAAGATCTGGTCACCGCCTGCGCCCGTAGCGCCACTGCTACCACCAGCAACTTTTATGTAATCGCTTAAGGACGCATCCCACGCCACAAGCGCAGAACTTTCCGCCGCAATCTCAACCCCCGTTGTGAAGGAGCTTGATGTGCCTCCACGGATATAGACAACTGTGTTGTCCGTGCAGTTGTTTATAACCACATACGTCTTGCTCTGCTGCGGGGCATAAATATAGCGGGTAATTTTGCCTGTGATAGTCGTTGATGTAACCGTTTGGGATGCGCTGACCACCCAGCTTGACCCCGATCCAGATAATATTGTTGTCCCGGCGGTAACGCCATTTCCATTTAATACCTGACCAATCCTAACTGTACCCGCTGATGTGGCTGTTACCGTCAGTGCAGTGCCTGAAATTGATCCTGTAAATACTGCTCCGGGCGCACCGGTGGTGATTAAAATAGCGTAACGAGCCGCGTTGGTTGAAGCTGGCGCTGTGTCGCCGGGAGTAGTTGTACTAAGCGTCCAATCAGCGCTGGTTACGCTTTGAGTTTGCTGCCCAGCGATAGAATTTTCAACGAACTGAGTAAGTGTAGAGTTGACTGCATTGCCCCACGTATTGGCAAGCTCTCCGGTGACTGGTAGAACCAGCTTTAGTAGGTCGGTATATGCTGATGGCATGTTTAAACTCCTGTTTGCATTTTATTTGATACTGTTCAGTATGTGGCTATTGTCTTCTAAATAAAGCTTTTTTCATATCAATACTCAATGAATACTACGCCGCCTGCGCCTGTGCCGCCTGTGGCTTGAAAACTACTAGTATCGGCACTAGAGCCACCTGCACCACCTCCATACTGAGCGCCTGTCGGGCCAGTGGCATTACCTATTGCGCCGCCTGTTTGCCCACCCAATATTGAAGAACCGCCTGTTCCGGAATTACTAGAGCTTGACACACTCCCGCCAGAGCCTTTTATATTTAAACTTCCCCCTGCGCCAAGTCCCCCCGCACCTCCCGAAGAGGTACCACCGCTATTTACCCCCACCGTTCCCGCCCCACCGGTTGCAGATAATGTTGAGATGGCTTGAGTGCCTGAAGCAACGCTACTTGTACCACCCGAGCCGCCCGAGCCGGGAGTTAAACCAGCCGCACCAGCAGTTCCGCCACCGCCAACTGTGACAGTTAGCGTATTGCCCGGAGTCAAGCTAGTTAAATATCTTACCGTTGCACCGCCGCCACCTCCGCCAGCAGAACTATGACTACCGCAGTTTTCTGTAGCGCCACCAGTACCGCCACCTCCGCCTACAGCGGTAACTTTACAAGTAGTTGTGCCTGATGGAATTGTAAAAACATGAGACCCTGTAGCAACGGCAATACTTGCAATTGTGGAAGCGGGGGTTATTGTTCCTGTTGTGCTTTCTTGTGCTCCAGATGTAACGGTGTAGGTTAATGCAGAACCTGTAATGGCTGTAGTTGCTGCCGTGATGCCAGAAGATAAGGTGTATGTACCTGCACCGCCAATACCTGTACCCAGTGCTGAAATTGTTCTTGTCGGAGCTCCAGAGTTAAGAGTAACTGCGGAAGCTGTGCCGTAAGTAAATGTTCTGTTTGTTGTGTATGTGCCTGTAGTACCTAAACCTGTGCCAAGTGCCGTAATTGTTGCAGTGCCTGTACCAGTTCTTGCGCCAGAAGCCACAGAGCCAGACGCAGTCATAACGTATGTGCCGGTAGTACCCGTGCCTGTACCAAAAGATGCAACTGTCCCTGAAATTCCATTTATCGCCATACCAACATGAATGCCGCCAGAGGCAACTGCACTAACGGTCATCGTAGTGCCTGTGTTTCTTGAAGCAGTAATGCTGCAATTGGTGTTTATCACTGTTCCAACTTCAATAGCACCTGCGGTGGCTGTGGCAATAGTCATTGTTGTGCCAGAACTTGTTGCAGTACCCGCAAACCCGGGGAACGTAACAGTTTGCCCAACACCAAAAGCACCGGAAGACATTGCTGAAACCGTTAATGTTGTTCCAGAGCTTGTTGCTGTTCCGGCTCCAGTGGCAGTAAAAGTAGTTCCTGTAGTCAAGCCTATAGTGCTCGCTGTGTAAGAGCCTGCTGTTGCTGAAACGGTTCCACTGAAATAAACAAATGTGCTTGATCCCGGCGCGGCGGCTCCTGCTGCCGCTTGCGAAACCCACCCAGTACCATTTGATGTAAGCACATTACCAGCAGTGCCGGGAGATGTTAATCCTGTTCCACCATTACCTGCGGGCAGCGTTCCATCCACATGTGTTGCCAAACCAATCTTGCCCCAACTTGGAGCCGCAGCCACACCGCCTGAAATTAGCGCATTACCGACCGCGACATCTGGGAGTTTCGCCAACGTCGTTGTTGTATCCGCGTAAACAATATCTCCCACAGCGTAAGAGGTGATACCAGTACCACCATAATTAGCAGCAATAGCTGTAGCGTTCCAAGTACCAGCAGTAAGAGTACCGACTCCAGTAATGCCCGTGTAACTGCCAGACAACCTTGAAGTACCCAACGTACCCGATGAAATATTACTTGCATTGGTTGTGTCCGTTGTTGCCGAAGCTGCCAAGCCTGAGACTGCGCCTGCGGCTATGGCAATACCTGTATTTGTGACCGATGTAACTTGTCCTTGTGCGTTGGTTGTAAAGACAGGAACAGAAGCCACCCCGCCGTATGTGCCCGCAGTACCGGTGTTAGCAATATTAAATGTGTAGGCTGGGGACTCACTCAGCCCTGTACCTGCCGTGTATGTAATCGGTGCAGAGAACTGCTGAAAAACAATTGCTGTCGTTCCAATCGTTATTGGGGGAGGGGTCTGTTGCACCCAAGCGGTGTTGACGTTAGCAGTGCCGCTGGTAACCAAGAAAAAGTCACCCTCGTCAATCTGGTTAACTCCAGTACCAACAGTATTAAAATCTGTAGCACGGGTCAGTATGTATGGTGTTCCAGCAGAACCAACTTGAGTAACAACGTAAACACCATTGTTTGCACCCGCCGCTTCATTTTTTACAAGTATGCGTTCTGCTGCAATAGTAAGCGTTGAGTCCACAGACAGAGCGCCATTGGCGGTTGCTGTAAGTGTTGCCCCCACACCAGATGAGCCGTTGTTGTATGTATTTGCTGGTAAAGCTGCAGTAGTTGCTAAATTTACAGCCTCGTGGAAGTGGATACCAGATGCAATAGCGTCTGCATATTGCTTGTTGACAATGTCTGTGTTGCTGGTTGGTGTTGTCGATACAGTGCCAGATGTAATGTTTGCCGTTGTAATGTTTGCAGTGCTAACACCCAATGTGCCAATATCTAGAACGGTTACAGCAGACCCTGCTGCGTCTAAATACACAGCCCTTTCCGCCGGGTATGTACAAAACACATTCTTTGTGCCAGCGGCAAAATTTACCAAACTACCGGAATTACTAGACTCAAAAACAGTGGTGCGGCTTAAAGTTGTGCCAGAAGCCGTATATGTGCCAACACCTACTTCGTAGGCACCTGTGGCTGCGTCTGTAATTGCGTAGTATGTTTGATTGGCGTTACCAATAACCGCAAAAGTCTGAAAGCCTGCAACAGCACCACCAAGCGTCAATGTCCCAGTACCCGTTGTAGTGGTGGTTTCTTGTACGCGGTCTTTTACTACGAGTGCCATTTGCTTAATCCTGCGTTTTGATTACTTGCCATGTACCGGTCTGTCCGTCATAGATCACTGCCCATCCAGCATTTTGAGCGGCATTGATTGTTTGCCATGCGCCTGTTTGGGCTGTTCCAATAGTAGACCACGTAACGGATTGTGCGCTGTTGATTGTTCCCCAATTTGCAGACTGAAAGTCATTGATAAGCTCCCAAAGAAATCTGGCAACCATCTGGTCGGTGGCAATTGCACCCTCCGCAATGGTAACAATAAATACCGAATTTGCCAACACAGAATCAATAACTGCGGCGGATTCAACTACCTCTACGCTGAAGATAGCTTTAGCCACTCCAGTATCTGATATAGCGGCGGCTTCAGACAGAAATACTTGAATTGAGGCCGTGGAGTTTATTTGATCGGACGCGGCTGCGGTTTCAAGCACACTGGAAAAAATTACATGGTTGGTGTTGGCAAAGTCTGCCCCCAGCGCCGTTTCAGAAATCAAAGCTAAGTAAACTAACCTGCCAACAACAAAGTCAGAGGCAGTAGCCGTTTCAGAAACAAAAGCTACGTAAACTATTCCGCCAACAACAACATCCGAGGCGGTGGCACTCTCGCTCACGCTTACGGGCATTGTTTTAGTGGCTGACGCGGAATCGCTTCCAATTACCGATTCATTTATTGTGCTGTTTAAGCTATTTGACGCAGAAACCGAATCTGACCCGGTTGCACTCTCACTAGCTGTTGCGCTAAAAAAAGACGCAATAACTGCTGCAACTTCAGATGCAGTAATAGACTCGGAAATTAACGGTGCAAATACTGCGCGTGCTGAAGTTACATCTGAAGCTGTTGCGGATTCTGCAACCGAACTGTCAAAGCTCTGCCCAGCGCCGGGTAAAGCGGCAAACGGAACTTCAGCAAATGCGGATGTTCCAAACACTCATCAAGCAGCATCAAGGCTGAACGTGTAAGTCACATTCAAAGTATCTCCAGCTACAACTGTGCGGTCGCCGGGAGACTGAAAGTCAGACTCAGAGAACAATATTCCCGATGTACCGCTGGACACGGTACACAGGAAAGCCCCGGCCACAACACCGCCAGCACCAGTGATGGTGAAAGAGGAGGGTGAAGCTGAGTTACTGATGACCGAAGGGTCTGCGGTTGTTGCTGTACCAAAGGTCACCGCCTTACGTGCGCCAGAGTAGTCTGTAAACTCAGTCCACGCTTTGGAAGCTAAAGTGTCGGCAGCGGCAAAAGTTGTGCCGGAGCCCGGGCCAGTAATCAAACCAAGGAAGAACGCCGCAGTGTAAGCGGAACCTTTAAAGTAGTTGGTGTTCATGTCCTGCAAACCTTGATTCACGACCAAGTTGTGTTCGGAGGTACTCCACTTTAAAGTGCCAGCTTTGTCAAAACACTGGACATTAAATACACCGCCTGCGCGTGCGCCAGAGTCGGCCCCATTACGAGCAACAAGCCCTGCGCTGACTGTGTCGGTTGATGCTGCTTTTTCGTTAAACATGATTGTTCCTTATGCGAGTCGAATGAGTGCGGATGTGCTGGTGTTAGCAGGCATTGCCACAGTAAAGGTTGTGCTTGAAGTTTTATCTGCGCCAAAATCCAAAACGCAAACTGCGGGGTTCCCACCACCACTTTGGTAAATCAAGGCTCCACGCGAAGTCAAAGCCGAAGTCCAAACAGCATTGCTAAATGAGATAAATGCTGTATTGCCAGAGTTGCCTACTGTGGGAGTTTGCGCAATCGTGAGTGCCAGGCCACCAGCCGTGTACCCAGAAGCCACAACCTCGCCCGTAGACGTATAAGCCGTGGTAGACTCATTAAGCGTGGCTTCATTGGTATAGAGTGCCATGTAGAACGTCCCTGAAGTAAAGTTAAACGTGCCATTCATCAGCCCGGTCTTAAATACATTGCAGGAGAAGTTGCCTTGAAAAGCCATCAACGCACTCCGTTATTCTGCGGCAAAGGCGCTATACGATACTGCCCATTACGGTATGCGTCGCCACGCTCCAGACCATCACCCAGACGCTGAGCAAGTGCAAGTGCTTCTTTGTACTTTATTTCATACCCGGTCATGACGTCAACCTCACCCTTCATGTAGGTGTAAGCTTCAATCAACGTTCCATACAACAGCACAGAATCAAAATTGTCGCCAAGCCATGTCTGACCACCAGCCACAGTTGTGATTGACTCGGGGTAATAATAGTAGTGCAACTCTACGCTGTACGAGTTATCAGGCGTTGGGCCAAGAATAAAACTCAACTCATTTGTTGGAACAGGGGTATCGCCCGCAGTTGTGGTTGGCCCAAACAAAGCGTAATACTTTGGAGTCGCCGTATCAGTTGCCTTGGGGTAGGCTTGACGGATGAAGTTAACATCTTTGTTCAACAAGAACTCTTGTCCGTCCGCAGTTTCAACAGCCAAAGAGAACGTGGCCAAAAAGTCAGTCGGGCAAGACAAATACTTGTTTCCAGCCGATGTAACACCCGTCACGTTTTTACGCAACGGGGGGAACTGAACTGTGTTGTAAATGCGCTGTTCTGCCTGAGTTATGAACGTGTTCATATTCACCGTGGGTACGGTGTTCTCAGTGTAATCAGTGACTGCAACTACAAGCTGGGCGTAATTCATGCCATCGGGCCTCGTGCCATCAGACCTTTAGTTGCCGCGCCAGTACCACGGACTTTGATGCCGTCGGTTTTGACTTGCTCGTCACCAGCAGCTTTGCTGATGTTGCCAACGCTCATATTGACCGTGTCGGCTTTGCTGCGGTTTGGCATAACGCCGGGAGTGGAGGAAATCTTCATTGCCTTACCATCCATAGTGTGTGGCTCTGCGTAGACGCTTGCGCCGCCAACTTCTTTACCGTCTCGTTTCATGCTGAATTTAGCCATTATTTGCCTCGCTGATTTGCAACTTTAGCCATATTACGGCCCATACTCATCATCATCTCGTTGGTCTTGCCGCCTTTGGCTAGCTTTGTCATAGGCTTGCCGGGATGAAGCTTTTTCTCGTGCTTGTGCACGGCTCCAGCAATCATCTTTTTGTCCTGCTTCATGTCCGCTTTGTGCATTTTGAACTCCTAAGTTACAACTACCGTTACTGTACCAATTTCTACCGCTAACACCAAGTTATTTGGCGTTAAAAGAGTGTCAAACCCACTTGCTCCACCAACTGGATTCCAGCCCCACTGAAATACCCGACTACCACCGCCGTTGAAACCATCCGCCAACAAGCCAGAAACTTGATAACTCAAGTCAGGACGCGGGTCGCGTATTCCTTGCGGGTCGTCCACTGGGTACATACCCAACTGCAACTGTGGCTGATCTGGATCCCAGCACTGAGGACACACTTTCAAGTCATAAACTTTGGTCTTGACAACAAGCTTTTTAAGCAACGTAAGTTTGTACCCGAAGCCACACCGGTCGCATATGGCAATTGAGTTCTTACCACTGGCAAACCGGTTCCCCATTTTAGTTTATAAACATTTGACGTGGGACTAGACGCAACGCGGCGCGTTCTTGATCTTCATCCGCCGCTGTCATCCATGCCTCGTCGTACTGCTGTTTCAGCACCATTAGCCTGTCCATACCACCGGGAACCTTCAAAGCGATGTAATAGGCCAATCCAGCCACCATACAGGGCACAAAGCGGAAGGGTACATCCATCACATTGACACCATTACCAGCATCTTGCACACGGCGCATACGCCAGTAGACAAACTGGTAGGTCTGGGAGCCGTCAGGCGTAGGCCACATGGTCACGCGGGGCACATTGTTGATGAAAATCTTGGCATTTGCACTTGCAGTATGGGATGCAGCCGTTGTTCCGTTCTGTCCACGAAAGCAGTTGCTCAAAGTGTTGCCATCAATGTAGTTGTAGAAGATGGTTTCACTGTCAAGGTTGATAAAACCAATGGCAGGCAAGCCCACAACGTTGGACAAAACGATTGTGTCTGCGGTAGCGTTGATGTTGGTAGACAAAACCGCCGTTGTTGGCATGATTTGACCGTCCAAACGCTGATACCAGACCTGAATTGGCCGCGCTTGGGTCAGTTTGTTGGGTAAAGTGGCGTATGTGGAAACACTCACGCGGGTAATTGTCAAATCAGACTGGGTTGCCGCCACATTTGCCTGTGTTCGGATCACATGATCGAGCAAATCAACAGTATCTGTGGGGATTGCATAGGTGTTCAAGCCTTGAGTTAGGGTAAGTGTTCCCTGCTCAAACGTCCACATGTTGACACCACGGTTTGCCCAGTCAGCAAACAACAAATTCAACGACCGGCGAGCCGTTCTGAGGTCATAACCAGTGCGCATCTCTGAACCCGCACGCTCAAAAGCCTCCTCCACCAGTTCGGTGAGGTCTAAATTAAAGCCTGCTGACCCAGAAGTTGTTGCCATTTTTATCCTCTGTACTGGGGCGTAGTCGGTTGATAAACAGGATTATCGTACTGCTCTCGCGTAGGAATAACTGTTTGTATAGGCGAGCGGCTTCTTTCTGCAAAGTACTCATCATACGACTGCCTCTGCGGGGCTCTTCCATAAGGTGCGGTAAAGTTGTTTAAGTTTGGTTGCATATTTCTACCAAAACCACCTGAGTTAGCTAGACCAAGTAGGCCGCCTAAACCTCCCTGCAAACCACCTTGCGGCATTCCAAGACCATAAACACCAGCTTTTTGTCGTTGTTCGTTTTGCATCTGATTAGCGCCAAATTCTTCTCGGGTCATGCGTTTGTAGCCTAATGCCGCTGGCATAGGGCCGTTGACGTAATCTTCATAACTCTGCTTAGGGGCTTGTTGGTTGGGGTATATAGGCCCCCTATCCATATCCGCTACGGGTTCTGGCGTGACTCTACGTGGGCTTGGAAGTGGAGTTACGGATGTATTGTATCTGTTCTGTACGCCCTGCATTTTGCCCTGCAAGTCTTGCAACTGCTGATACATTGGGGCTTTTTGCATGTAGTCATTCATCTGCTGGCTGAGATCAGTTTGCTGCTGTTGATAACCTTGAAACTCTGCGTCTCGCATATACGCAGGCTCTTGCGGCACTCCTTGCCGCTCGCGGAAGTCATTACGCCCAAACTGTCCACCATTACGTTGATTGCCTCTAAAGCCACGGTCTTGACCAAATCCTTGGCCACCCATAAACGGATTTTGCATTTGGTAAGGATCGTACCCGCCTCTGAAGCCGCCTTGGCCACCCATGAATGGATTTTGCATTTGCTGGCCACCATAGCCGCCTTGCATTGAATTAAATCCATTGCCGTATCCATTTGCGGGGGCATACAGTGCTGCTCTGTTACTGCCTCCATAACCGGTTTGCCTAGGGCCATAACCACCACCAAAACCACCGCCGTATCCGCCTTGCCGTTGGCTTGGGCCAAAGTTGCCAAAACTATTTGAACCTTGATCCATCTGACCATTAAAACCGCCAAATCCGCCTTCCATGTTATTGCCATAGCCGCCTGAGCTCATGTATCCGGTTTGAGCGGTGCCGCCCATGCCCGCCATCATTTGGCCGCCACCCATTTGACCCTGTTGAGGTTGACCAGTATAGGCAGGCGCATAAGCAGGGGCTTGCCCAGGACCGCCATTTTCTCCACCACCACCTGCCATAATATTCTCCTATCTAAATTTTGCGGTTTTATTTGCTATGCCTTTGGGCTGAGCTACAAACTGCTTACCCGCGGCCTTACCTTTGCGCTTGGCTTTAGTTGTAGCAGCGTACTCAGCAGAAGACAAAGACTTGATAGCTGCCTCAGGAAGATATCTCTCACCTGTTTTGGAAGACGGCTTCCCAGATTTGGTGCGCCACTTCTGATCGCCCCAGTTTTTAAGGGAAGTCTGAGGCGCTTTCAATCTCTGTATCCTCCGCCAGCTTTTTTATAGCGTTGCGCAACTACTTGTGCTTTTCTGGCTGACCATTCCCCTGCGCCAGTACCTGCAATTGCCGCAGCTTTGACGCTGTTAAAAATACGCTTGCGCATTTCCGGTTTTGTGTAGTTACCCGCAGCGTTAACTGTGGATTTTGTTTTGCCACCCTCTTTATAAGAAGCTGTCTTAGCTGCATTGGCAAAATCACTTTTCTTTGGAGCGCCTGCCGAACCTGCACTACGCATCTTTTCACCAGAACCTGCGGCTATCCGTTTTTTCTTGGCGGCAATATTGGCATACAAACCACCGGCAGCATTTACTTTTCCGCCCTCCGCGTACTCAGTAAAGTCAGTGTCATCCCGCCGCGCTTTTTTCTTAGCGCCTGGCATTTTGCTGGGAGAGACGGCTCCCATACCACGCGATGGCCTCATTTGCTTTTTCCTTTAGCTGGTTTTTTGGCTAAAAACAATTTATCAACCATTTCAATTCGCTGGGGCTTGGTTGTAACTTTGTTGATAATGCCCAGCCTTTTTGGTTTGCTGGCACCATAAAACCCAGCCTTTTTTAAAGACTTAGCTACAGTGCTATTGGGTTTTGTGGTTGCCATGTCAGCACATCCCGCCTTTTTTCATTCCAACGATAGTGCCTTTTGTCTTTCCTTTAACAGCGCAACCATCTGCACGGCTTGAGGCACTGGAGACTTTGCCGCCTTTAGCGTAGTCTTTTCCTTGCTTGGGGTTAACTTGGCCTCGGCCAGCCCCAGATTTTGGATTTAGAAACTCAGATAAGCTATCGCCTTGCATGACACGCATAGCTTTACGGTCAGGCATATCGCTCTCACGAAGTTCCGCCTCACCTTTTTTTAACTTTTCAACTTCAAACTTGTCGTCTGATGTTTTTCCGGGAGATGCAGTGTAGGCATATTTTGCCATGATGGTTCCTTAACAATATTTTTTAGCGCTGCCACCAGACTTCATGGCAATCATCTTACCCTTGGTTTTGCCTTTAGAAGCAACACCATCAGCAGCTTTATGGCCCGCAGCCAAGCCACCAGAAGCCATCTTCTTTACGGTGCCGCCATGCGCCATTTTGCCTTTGCCGTCTGCTGCAAAAGCTGGGACTTTTTGTCCGTCTTTCATAACCATAGGCATGCCGCCTTCAGCCATCTTCTTAACTTTTCCACCGTGTTTCATGGCAGAGTCTTTCATCATTTTGCCGTCAGGCATTTTGTGCATGCCTGTTTTTTTCTTAGCCATCATTGCCATCATTCCAGGATTCATTTTTGTAGCCATATCACCACCTCTTTTAAAAGTTTTGCCTTTGTCGGCGTTTAAAAAATCTTTGCCCACAGACTGTGGAACTCCGGCTTTCTTAGCAAACGCTGGGTTGTTAGCCACCGCCGCCATGAAATTGTGTTGTTTCTTACTCGTGCTTGGCATATTTAGCCACCAAGTTTTTAACAGTTTCAGTTTCCCAAATGCGAATAATCATCCACACAATGGTCAATATTCCACCAACAAGCGCTACAACTGGAGTCATCCATCCTAAGAAACCGCCAAGGCCCATTACTACAGCCGCGCCATCAGTCATTGCTTTTATGTCGT